TTGGCGCCAGTAGGTTCGCCGTTTTCGTCAACAGGTACAACAAATAGCGCCATGAATTCTTGTAGGGTTGTGCAGCCATTGATGGCGGATTCGATGGAATTAGATGCGGCCCGTACAGAAGCCCTATAGTCTAGTACTGCTTGCGGCACTGCCGTGCTGGTTTCGGCCTTCCGTACAACATACCAATCGGTGGCGCTAAGTAGGCTTCCTGCTGTGGTCTTTGTTCTTTCTATCCACTGGCTTTTGAGTCCGATAGTAATACGCTGATTACCGTCTTCATCCAATACTGGATTGCCGTCTTCATCTGTGACGTTTATATCATCTAGGCTTTTAGGGTTATTAGCACTCCAATAAAACCGATCATCGTAGGATTCTACAACAGGATCATTTACCCAAACCATTCCAAGTGACGTTTTGAATTCTGGTGTCCAACGATTCCATACAGATGGATGTGTAATGCCATTGGAGTCTGTCCAAGATCGTCCAACACGAATGGTAGTGCCGTTGTACGTCCACATAGTTTAGTCCTTAATTATTTCTATTATCGTGCGTTGCTAAATTTGAAGGGTTGTTCTGCGAATGCCATAAAGATGTATGTGTAATTTTGATTATAGTTGCCATCATTGGCTCTAAGCTTAAATCCATTGCTAAGAAAATCTATTTCTCTATCATGAAGTTCATTTAAAGAATCATTTGCTAAAAGTGCATCTTTCATTTCATTATTTGGACTTCTTTTGCTATCCCAAATAAACCAACTTGATGCTCCAGTTAAATTAGTGGCCTTCACCATGAGCCACCCAACACGAAAGCCAGTATACACAAACGGCCCATCTGCAGACCCGTTCCCGGTGTAACTGCCGAACTTACTGTAGCCTTCTACGGAATGCCAGCAGTAGGCAATAATTGGCCCTGATCCATTTGTATCATTATACTGCTCAACTTTAAAATAAGAATTATTAGCGTACCAAGAAGCAGTATTTGCTGCCGAATTACCCTGATCTGTTAAATTTAATTTTAAAATAAATTGGGAGTCCGTAGTCAGAAAATTGTAAACAATCCAATTATTGCTAGTATTAGTGTTTTTGAAGAATATAAGGTCGGGTCTTTTTGAAAGGCCATGTGGAATGGTAGCGCCAGATGTTGTATTACCAACATACTTCACAATACTAAACCCTGCATCCGTATTTATTGACATCCGCTTTGGGTATATTGTTGGTGATCCAGCAGGGGTGTAATTACTTTGTAGTGTTCCGTTCAGTGAAACACTGTTGGCAGTCATTGCGCCAGAAGTAGCCGTATTATCTGCTGTGGGCGCACCTCCTGCTTTCCAGCACCAAGCAACATATTGTTCATTACTACTATTAAAATTTGAAGAAGTTGCTGATCCTTTATTAACTTGAAATCCAGTAGAGTTAAAAATAGTAATTTGACCATAGCTACTTCTCCAAGAGGCATCAAAGGTATTCACACTATAAGTACCGTTTGGACTTAGTATAGAATCAACTTGACGCACCGAATCGGTGATTGTCTGTACACTTGATTGACCTGACCGAATCGCAACCCAAACTATATCTGGCTGAAAACCAGTTCCTTTTCCGATACCATCTGTGTCGATTTGTCTACCAGATTGATTGTTTCCACCCCAAATAACCGCTTTGAAGTAATCCTGCGGAGTATCATCATCTACATCTGGGGTAAAGTCAGGCAGGTTGGCGGTACAAAGTGCTAGTGCGCCGGTTGGTGGTGAAAATGCGAACGTGCCGATACCGTTATCTGGTGTGTTAGAGCCTGCACCTGCATTTGTTGCAGCAGTTGAAAAAGTTGAACCTCCAAATAAATGATCTTGGCCGAAGTTAATGCAAGCACTACCACCAAGATCACTGCGATTAGAGATAACTGGACTTAACGTACCAGATAAATTACTAAACGAAGGACTTGTTTCTGTATCTGGATTACCAATAAAAGTTCCGTTTTTGCCAAACCAAATTTTTGATGCTGTAAAACATACTTGAACAATATCTCCGTTTGAAAAAGTAACACCACTTGAACTGAGCGTACTATTAACTAAATCACCATTATTTGAATTAGACTGAAAAAATATACCCCAGCCATTCGCATCTGATCCTAAATAATTTGTTGCTGTCCCAGACTGGTTCGATACCCCAACAACTTGTGCACCCGCTTTTTGTGCAATAACAAGCATTTCAAAATAATACTTATTAGTATCTGCAGGGTCTACTGCTAACGTTCCCCAATGATTTTCAGACTTTGCACTTATTTTTAGATTACCATCAGCTAAATTTTGCGTTCCTGCTCTTAGCGGATTCAACGTAGCAAAAGTATTCGTTGGCGAATCGGGGACAATGTCGTGTGAACTAATAGCCATATCAGTTTATCTTCCAGTGGTTTGTATTATGCGACTTATCCCTAAAAGCACTTACGTTACTGCTATTAACACTTAGTGTTTCTATGCCATCCTCAAATGTTAAGTGGAACCCATTCGTGCCGTAACTGTCTGTTGCAGTATCTCCATCTGATGCGGTAGCAGTTCCAGATCCTGCAGTGCTAAAAGCATTATAAGGTATCCAGACTCCGTTTTTAGACTCACCAAAGAAGTACGGATCTAGTGCTTGCCCGTCAATGAATTGGATGTTGGCTAGGTAGCCGTTGAAATAATAATATCCACTAGTTTGCCTTCCGATGTTATGCACAATATTTTGAACATTAACATTAGAATCTCCTGTCCAATTATTATAACTTGGGCTTAGTGATAAGTCTGATTCTCCATTCACATAACAAAATATGTTTCCAGAATTTTTGTCTAAAGATATTACTATATGATACCATGCTGATGTATCACGAAAAACACGATTCGTATTATCAATTCCTCCAAAAGCAGTTGCGCTTGAATTTGGTGAATAAATTACAAGTGTATCATTTGATGTAAATTGATATCTAAAATCATATGTACCCGTTCCAACAGAAAAAAATATTTCATAAGCGGAACCATACGCTGCCAAATTTCCCCTTTTTATCCATAAACTTAAAGTAAATACTTTTCTATCTCCTGTAGTTGTAGGAGTTCTACTCAAATAACTACTTACCCCATCAAATCTAAGCGACTGCTCAATTGGGAAGTCGTAGAATCCAGTATTACTTGTTATTTTTGCAGTTGAAGATACTAAACTCATATCAATTTAGTAGATATTGTTACCAGTACTTCTGTGCTACTAATGCAGTAATAACTCATCCAATACGTTCCTGCAGTAGCGAGTGTAGTCAAATCAGCAGTAGCAATTTTACAAGTGCTGTGTGCAGAAAAAGCAGTTGCACCTGTGTTAATAAAAACAATATTTCCACTTTGTCCTACCGCATTGGCATCTAATGTAAATGTCAACACAGGTGAACCTGTGGTAAACGTAACTTTGAAGTTGTTTGTGCCGATTCCAGCATTGGTTAAATTAAAAGTATTGGTGTCATTGCTTAATGTGGTTAGTGATCCACGAATATTGCCCGTAATCGTTTGATCATCTGATAAGGTAACAGCCGTATTTGCGATCTTTGTTGCAGCAATCGCTGCACTGCTATTAATATCTGCATCCACAATTGAATCATTAACAATCTTGGCAGATGTAATTGTACTGTCTGTAATGTCATTTGAAGTTAATGCAGCATTAGCAGGTGGTCTACCTATATAACTCATGAGGACTCCAATACGGATACAATAACATCTGCTGATGTTGCAGTGTCACTGGTGATTGTTAATTTGTCTGTTGTTTCCAGCACTACTTTTTGATCTCCACCAATCAACACAAGCGATGATCCGGTAGCAATTGGTGCTGCTTTTACCAAATAAACGGTTGCAGAAGCACTAGTATCAGTGATTTGAGCATCAATAGTAATCGTTGAACCTGTTCGGTTAGATACTGTACATCCAATCACAGTACTGGTGGTTGAACTAGGTGCAGTGTAAACATCAAAAGAAGATGTTCCAATAGAAGCACTGACTGCATTTTTAAAGACATTAGCCATAAGTTATCCTAAAGCAATTGCAAATGAAATAGCTTCATCCGTTACTCCTAAATTCTGTCTTGCGGTAGCGGCATTGGAAACATCTGACAGATTATTAACAGACAATAATGTACCAGATCCTGCAGCTACGCCCACTTCCCAACCTGTTCCGTTATAAACCTTTAACTGATTACTACTGCTATTATAAAACAAATCACCCACATCTAATGAAGTAGTAGGATCTGCAGATCCAATTCGATAACGGACTGCAAACGTATTGACATCAGTAATGTTGGTTGCCACTGTGCCGATATTTACAGTATCACCTGCTACGGTAGTAATGTCTGCACTGATTCCTGCGACCGTAGATACATTTGAACTGATGCCAGCAACTGTAGTCACATTACTGCTAATACCAGCTACTGTATTAATATTGGTACTGTTGGTGGCTACAGAAGTGACGTTAGCACCAATGCCAGCAACGGAGGTCACATCAGCAGTGATTGCTCCAACAGAACTTACGTCTGCACTAATAGAAGATACTAAACTTACTGCTGAACTAATTCCTGCAACCGTTGCGATTTCTGATGATACTCCTGCAACTGTACTGACATTGGCTGAAATTCCTGCAACGGTTGTGACGTTTCCAGAAATACCAGCTACTGTCGTCACATTTGCAGAAATACCTGCAACAGTAGAAACTTCACCAGAATCTGGAAATGAAATCCAAGTAGTTCCTCCTAGATCATAAACCTTCATCACATTACTGGTGCTATTAAAATACAAAGCACCGTCTAGTAAATTATTATTATCATTATCCAATGTAGGATCAGAAGACTTTGCTCCTAAGTACCTATCATCAAAACTATCATATGCAGCGACTGCATTGGTTTCTGCAGTTTGTGCATCATCTCTTGCCGATTCTGCTGCTGTTTTGGCAGCTTCTGCAGCAATTTGTGCTGAGCTTGCTCCTACCGCATCAATCAATAAACTGAATTTTGCTGTGTTTTGCAGGATGGTATAATCTGTATTTTCACTGGTGGTCACCGCACCTATGCAGAAATAAACATTATCTTCAATTGCTGCATTAGTGTTATTTGCCTTTACAATATCACGGGCGTTGTAGGCAATTCCTGCTTGATAATCTCCACGAAAGACTCCGATCTCTTGTGATACAGTAAATGCTCCGTTAGCATCAAAAGATAACAACTTGCCAGCACGTGTTGCTGTATCCAAATTGATGATTGGGTTGTTGCTTCCTGTCAGTGTTTCATCAAATCGAACAGAACGTTCTACTCTTTCCTTTAACTGCAATACAGAATACGTTAGTTTGTCAAAGTTCCCCTCTAGAGTTTCTGCATCTAAAGCATCATTGTTTTGATAATCAGTTTCTTGCAGATAATCGGTCTGACGTAGGATTGTTATAGATGCCGCATTTGCAGGTGCACTATTAAAGGTAACTGTTCCATTCTGTCCGGATGCTGGAGCAATAGTGTAATTGCTGGTTGATTGCTCTGCACCATCAATAAATACTTTTACTTGTCCGGTTGTCTGATAAGGAAACTGAAACGTAAAATCGACAACACTACCATTCCCAATAGATTGGTTTTGGTTAATAGCAGTTGATACAGTCATAGTCCTGCTCCATACGGTACAACCTCTGATGGTCGTAACCAAAAATCTTGTTTATTTGTTTTCTTTAAACGCTTTTCCATTCTACGATTAGCACCGGGATTTAATAACTCTCTCATATATCCATCGACAATATAATCCATTCCCCAACGTAGTGCAAAATGATTTCCGTAAGGAACGTGATTACTGACTGCATTCCACATCTGTTCTGGGATCTCTTTAAAATCTCCTCCTTTAAATAAAAATTCACCGATAGCCGGTAAAACTTCTCCAATATCTTGTGCAGATGAACCTACTGGCCCTAGTACGAATTCTCCTACACTGTTTCCGTATTTACGCCAATCTTTACCGATAACTTCTCCAGCAATACCACCAATTCCACTTTGTAGTATTCCAATCAATGCAGCTTCTGCTAATTCTTCTTTGGTTTCTGGTATGAATGGTTCTCTACCAGCCATCATACTTTTTATGTTGTAGACTCCGTATCCAATGCCAACCATTGGCAGTAAGTGCAATACGGAGGGTAATCCCATTTGCTGAATTCTTGGAAACTGATGCATTACCATTGTCAGAGCAAAAGAACGGAACATCCAAAAAAGTTTTGAAGCCATAGCTGCAGGAGTCCCATTGACTGAGCCATCCTTACTACCAAAGAATCTTCCCATAAAAGCATACTCTTTTGCAGTAGGTGCTAACACGGCAGATGTGTTCTCACCTAACAGCATAAAGCGCACTTTGTCTGATAGCTCATTTAGTTCTTTTGCTGTTTTTCCGGTAAAATTATTTTGAATAACAAAATCTTTAATGGCTTCCGGACTGATTAAGTCTGCATCACCATACTTGTGTGGAGTTACGTTGCTCAGTAAATCAAAATCTTTTTCAGTGATGTTATAATTATTCAGAATGTTCTTATAACGTGGCGCAAGCTGATCCCAATTTAGTGCTGTCGCTTTCTTGAGATCATGAGCCATCATATAAACTGCTCCCTGTCTCCATTCATTAGTCCACCAGTTCAGTCCATTCCATTTAAAAAAGTTATCAGACCACGCAGAGATTCCCTGTGATAATGATCTAGCAGGAGCATAGCGACTAGCTGCACTTCCAATCACCCCATCTAGTCCCAATCCTAATGATAACCCAAATTCTTTAACTGCATCCATTCCACCCATTCGGGTAGCCATCCGGTAGAAATGTTTAAGTGATCCAGCATAAGAACTAAAAAAATTCACACCATGATAGGATCTGGTAAACGATATGATGAACGGATCAGTCATCGCAGAAATGACTGCACCACCCAATCTTGCCATTTGTTGTACGTTTTGAATTCCGGTTGTCCATTTGTGCAAAGTTGGATCATGGATTTCAAAACTAGCAGCAGAGATGTGGTTAAATTCAGAAACCAATTTTGTGTATTCTCTTCCTTTGACATTTAGCTTTTTCATGATCCGGTCAAAGGTTGCTTGAGGATTCGGCCCCATCGCTTTCATCAACTCCACATCATCACTAAACCGTTCAATCCCTGCTAGAATTGCAGTTACCGGATTACTGTGGCCATAGTCACGGTTGTAGAGTAACCAGCTATCCCCATCTTTAAAATGCAGTTGTCTGTGCTGTGACACTTTAGATGCTAGAGATCTCCTGCCTACATTAAAATCTGTAGGAATGATCTCTTCCACTGTTCGGTTCTGACTAATAATATTGTCAAAAACCTTACGCAAAAATTGAATGTGTTCTGGATCAATAATGTCTGGTGCAGAAATCGATGGGTTCTTAAACGTTCTTTCTTTATTTAGTAATGGGTAGATTGCTTCTGACCAACGAATAAAAGCATCATCAATATTTTTTTCTACACCACGAATTGCTACAGAATCATGAAACTGTGTGGTTACATGATCTTCTAACCAGCCAATATTGACTCCCATCTTCTGTGCTTCATTGACCAACAGACGTTTGATCTCAATTACCTTCTCTGCCATTCTTCTTGCGGCAGGAATTCCAGATGAGCCAATCCCATCAAACATCTCTTTGACTAATCCTCTCTGAAAATCTATTTCATCAAACAAACCTCTACCAAAAACGTATCTGCCAAACATTGTAGGCTTTGAAAGAAATCCCCTAAATTTCCATACGCTTTTTAGGATCTCCCCTACATATTGACTACGTCTGGCAAACTGCCGATTGGCAATACTGTCCAGCATTCCCTCTTCTGCACTACCAGATTGACGAACCATAAACGCAGAGAATCGTCCATAGGCATTGGGCGAATTGCTCATCATCTGATCAATGTTGCGATTGATATTGATCTGGTTCAATCGGGCAATTTTTGCAAATTGAATGGCACGTTTCTCCTCATCTGTCATTGACTGCACAGTACGTTTAAATTTTAATTCATAGTCTGAATCTAATTTAAGTACTGCATTTTTCTTTCGTAAATCATCTACCAAGTCTTTGGCTTCTTGTTCAGATAGCCCAAACTTGTGATTGGTTGCGATTTGCAGACAGGGATCAAATTTAGCCATTCTTCCTCACACATGCTGCTACTTCCGGAATCAATCCTTCTATTTCCTTTTCTGCATTTTCAAACATCATCTTTTCACTTTCATAAAATTTTATTTCTTCATCCGTAGGATTGGATGCATAAAAATCAGTGTCTGCTTCCAGTTCACGTTCTGCCAATGTTTTTTGATACTGAGTATTATTGACATTTGTATTGGGCAATGGATCTGGATCTGCGTCTGGAACTACACGATGATCAATCACAGGATCATCTACCTGCATTGGAGAACGATAAGTTTTTAGGGTGTCTGCAAATTCACTAATCGCATTGCTATCATTGGCTTTGGTGTTGCGCCACTGCTGACCAAACTTGTTTTGAAAATTATTTACCTGCAGTCGCTTATCACGCACACCATTGCTATTGTAGTAGTCTCGTAAAACTTTCTTGCTGGCAATTCCAGAAAATTTAAAATTCTTTTCACCATCTTTTTTGATCAACTGAATGTGCGTAGGCTGATACGGATTTGTCCCGTAGTACTGTTCTTCAAATTCTAAGTACTTTGCCATCGATCCATCGCTATCCAGTAAATCTGAATTTTTAATAGAACTGATGGAAAGCGTACTGCCATCATTGTAGGTAAACACATCTTCACCAATCCCATCCAAATCATCTATTTTCTTATTGGATTCATTTCCTACTCGTTGGGCATAGGCCAATTGTTTTTGAAATAGGATTCGATCCTTCCCAAAATACTTCTGAAAACTTTCTTCTGTTAGAGGAATCAGTTTAATCTGTGCGCCTTTGACTCCATCTTCTGTTGCCAACAAAACTAGATTGGTTTCTGATCCATCAAAAATTTCAATCTCTCCATTTGGATCCGAAATGTTATTAGCATCCTTTGTTCTTCTGCCACGTTCTGCTGTACCCACAGGTGGTTCTGTTGTAGATGCTTGATTTGGAATTACATCATTGACCATCTCATTAATTTCTTTTGCTGTAGCAGAAACAGGCATGTTTCCGGAAACATCCACAGGTTGTTCATTGGCAATCTGTGCTGCCGCAGTTCTGGTAGCTACATAGCGAGATGCAGGATCTACTTGTTGAATTGCAGTTCCTGCTCTTGTTTCCATTAGAGATGGTTGGTCTGCTGTATTTTTAAATGTGAACAATGGTTGAGTTTCATCAAATACATCCAGATCTGCTCTTCTAGCTATCTTGCCATCATACATTCCACCTAACACGGTTCCAATTCCACCACCCAACATAGAACCGATGCCTACGTCCATCATGTAATCGCTTAGATCGTAATCTAGTTGATAGTTATTTCGATCCATAGCATACGGTACATTAATAATGCTGGTGGCAATTCCAGCATCTACTGCACCTTTGATTGCCCGATTGCCATACTTGCCTAATCTAGCAAAGGTTAGTGCGGCATCTAAGCCTTTAAATCCTCTGACGATTGGCATAAAGTTCATGACAGATGGCAAACTTCCAGTAAGCAATCCTAATCCAATTGCAGACCATTCACGTAATGAATCTGCATTGTTCATCATCAATGCTAGATCTCGTTCACGATCTAAACGTTCCCGAATCAACTGAAGTTCTGCTTTGGTCATCCCGTCATAGAAATCAATTTCCTTATCAAAAAACGGAGATGCTTGAAAACTTTCTTTATTTAAAATGTCTGTTTGCCCATAAGCTTCTTCATCAAAAAATACAGAATTCTTATCGTATTTCCCTTTTTCACGAAACGATTGATACAGTCCAATTTCTGTTGAGGAAAACCCAGACTTCATAAAATTAATATACAGATCTCCCCACGATGGATCTGGATTGGTCATAAATTCTGTACGTCTACCGGAATAATTAACCGGAAAGGTATCGTAAATCATTAGTCCATCAACGGTAAATTCTGAATTCGATCAAGATTTGGTTGTCGATCTACAGCAGATTGTCTTTGCTTTGTTTTGTATTCAGATAAATTCTTTCGGAACAATACGATTGTTTGTGCAAAGTTTTTAAATCCACGATCTGCTCTATCAAGTGAGTCAACTTGCATATCATAAGTATATGTATAGCCCAATGGCCCAACCATATTATCCAAGAACATGTTGTATTGATTGAGGCTATCCATATGTTGATGAAGTAAATCATACTGATCTTTTAAATACTCCATATCTGCTCCGGATGCATCCAGCATCTGCGTTTCAATTTGTGACTGAACTTGCTTGAGAATATCCGTCATTGCTTCGTAGTTACCCCTAAGTTCTTTAAAACGTTTTTGGGTATTTACTTTTGGCTTTTGTATAACTGCATTTCCTGCAGTTAGATTTTGTTTAGGTTCTTTTGGAGCAGGTAAAGTAGCAATTTTTGGTTCTGCAACTACTCCCCGTGAAATGTTATCGATTACTTGTGAAGTAGCTTTTGCTTCTGCTTTAGCTTCTATTGGCTGAATTACTGCTTCTTCTTTATAAATAGGATTAGATGGATAGTCTGTAGGATTGTCTTGAGCAGATGATTCCACATAACCACTCATTACCTGCTTATCAAGATCTTCAATTGGTGAAATGCCTACACGTTCTGCAACCGATTTTTCAATCAACTGATCTACCTGTTTGCTTTCTGGACGCACAAAATTCCCCATTGGCATGTCACGTGGCAACACGATGGGTTGATCAGTTTCTGCAGGTTGTTCTTCAATAACTTGTGGAAGAGTGTTGTTTGATGGATTTTGTTTTCTTGGATATACAGATTTATTGCGATTGATGTGTTCTACATAAGATTTTAGTTCTCTGACTAATGGATAGACTACACTGTCCATCATGGAACGATCTGCAATGATTTCTTGATCGGTCAGGTTGCGTATTCGGTCATATCCAATAATCACAGGTGGAGCATTGTCCGCATCTTCTGCAGTCATGTATGGGCCAATCCTGCGAACCACATTGTAGATTCCGGTTTTTTCATCCAGCACATACATCATGATCCCATCATTGTTCGGTGCTGGTGCTAGTCTCCAATTGCCTTCTTGCAACAATTCAATGTACTTTTGATTAACTGGATCGTCTGCTAGTTCGGTTTTGGTATATTCCAGCCAATTGTCTACAAAATTGTTGACTGCATCATTTACAAATTCTTCTGTGTGTTTGTCTTCTAAATGTTTTTTATTGATGGCTAGTGTGTGCTGATGATCTGAAAAGTAAGCAGATCGAGAAGCGTTGATAAATACATAGTTGTCATCAAACAAGTCTTCCATTGTTTGATTGAGGATTGGCTCAAGTTCGTTTCGGCTTCCACCTTCTGGAATCGTTACTCCAAAAATACGTGCTTTCTCTAGAAAATAATCAACGGTAGTGTCCAGCACTTCTTTTTGTTTTGCTGCACGATCTCTTTCGTTGACTCCTAATGAAGAATAAAAACTAATAAAAGATTGGTCATTTAAAATTAAAGATTCAATTTCATTGAGCGAAACAGAATCTCCATCTTGTGTAATAAAAATACTATTGAGACTGTTGCGATTTGTTTTGGAATTGCTTTGTGCACTAAACAGAATTTCTTTTACCGGATCTTGACTGACTTCTGTAATCAGATAATCCCCGTGAGTAAATCCAATTCCTAGTTGCTTTTCTTCATTCTTCAACATCTTAAAAACAAAAGGCGCATAGACTCCACTGTCTCTTGCGATCTGCTCATAAAATGCTGCCAGTTCTTTTCCGGATTGAATTTGACTCATTCTGGAAATTAATTTCTGATGTGTCGCTTTTGACCATAGCTGATAATTTCCACTGTCGAGTAAATAATTTAAACGTTCCGGATTGAATTGTTTGGGCTTTGTCGATTCATTAATAAACTGAAAATGAATGCCACCCCATTCCATTTGCTCACGTAGTCCTGCTGCAATTTCGTTTTGTGAAAATGCTCCTCCATACAACTCTTCTTGCTGATATTCCGGTCTGCTTTGTTCATAGACAAATCGTGGATCTTCTTTCCGTACTTTATAAACATCTGCCACTGCATTCTTAAATACATTCCACTGACGCATTTCCTCCATATAAAATTCATTAGGAGTTCCAATGTCATCAGCATACGGATCTGGCTTTAGTTCTTCTATCTTTTGATCAAGATCTTTTTTGCTGTACGTTCCAATGTTCTTCAGTTCTTGTCGCACTAAAACTGCTTTGTCGAATGCAGCAATTTTTCCATTGATTTCTGTAGCAAGATTTGGATAAGCTTTTCCTAAAACCTCCATTGATTCTACTAGTTCATTTTCCAAAACTGCATGATCATCCGTAATTGTAGCTTGCTGAATGATCTGGTCTGCTCTGCTAAATGCCGAATTGATTTCTGCATTGATCAAAGCATTTACTTTTTTTGATGCGCTTACCCGATATTGAGAAACTGTTGTGTTGTCAAAGGTTTCAAATTCAAATCCTTCTTCTGTCCGTTTTTTGCCATTGCCTTCATACGTAAGCACACGCAACAATTCCTGTGGATTCTGATCCAACATCTGATTGGCTAATGCCAAATCTAAATCACGATGAAAATCAAAAAATAATTTTTCTGCTTGTGCTGGTGTTTTTCGGTTGGCTTGTACTTCTTGATTAACCGTGTGTGTCCACTTTGCTAGCTTTTCTTTATTGGTTAGTGTGGCATCTGCCTTTAGATTTCTACCTGCTCTAATCAATTGACCAGCTTGGTCTTCATTGTAAATGCTTTGCCATTTGGTGACTAAAGCTTCTTGTGTTGCGAACATATGCCGCATAATGTCTGAACGAACATTATTGACAATGGCTTGATTTTCTACACCTTTGAATAATTCGGTTTCTAGATTTTCTAATTGGGTTGCTGTGTGATCTGCCCAAGCTTCTTTGGATGGGAATTGATTCAATACGTCTGGTGTGATTTCTTGGGCTAGCAACTCCTGTGTTTGCGTAAAATACCGATCTTTTAATTCATTGGTTTGTCGATATTGTTGCTGTTGAATGCCTACTGCTTTTGCACGAAACCTTTGATCAATCGCTACTTTTTCAAATAACTCTTGTATCTCTCTAGAATTTCCATACTTGTTGGTAATGGCCCCATACAAACCACCAATGTTCTTAGCTGGTTTTCCTGCCACATCTCCATACAAGCTTAGATTCACCATAGCTTGTGCAGACTCAATATCTTGAGGTGGCTTTTCATTCAGATCGCTGATCAATTGCTGACCGGACTGATCAAACATATTCTGAATGTCCATCAACTGTAGACGTTTGGCTTCCCGATTTTCATTATTGATCTGAACAGCCATCACTTCACCCAATGATCCCAATGCATCTCCAAAGGATCTGAGTGCTTGATATCGTGCTTGTACTCCTGCCGAATTCATTACATTCAGAGGTGCTGCCGCTTTCGGTACTTGTGGCGCACCTAACCGATTGGTCTGTACAATCTGTGATGCTCGTTCAAACGGTAATTTAGCCATCAGCTTGCCATTAAAGCGTTATAGTCAAACATCCTGCTGTTGTACCAGCTCATGAATTCGTTATTGGAAGTATTGCTTGCAACAGCAGGTTCAAAAGGTTGTGATTGTGGTGCTGGCATTGCACTTAGCACACTGGATGCTCCACCTAATAAAGAAGACAATGTAGCAAGTGCTTTGGTTGCTCTGACTTCTGCTGCTTGCGTTTCATAAAACTTTGCCTCTCTTACTGCACGATCATACTGGATCTCTGCTTGCCGTATGGTCATGTTTGCTTTTTGTTCTCCATCCAAACGGGTACGTGCTGCTTCATATTTTGTATTGTATTTAATCATCCGTTGGTTAAACGCATTTGCTTGTGCTTGTGCAATCTGCAGATTAGCTGGTGTTCCCACATTGACAGATGCTCCGGATGATCCAGACTTGGCACGTATTCCACCAATCCTTTGCATTCCTGCAATTTCTTCATACATCAAATTCTGATCACCAGCATATTCAGCGGCACGAGCATTTTCTTCTGCTGTTCTGCCGTACAGAACTGCTTGCTCATAGGCTAGTGCTTTGGATTCCTCTGCACTCTTCATTACCAATCCTGCTTGCATTTTTAGCAGTTTGGCTTGTGAAGCAATCTGTTGTGCAGTTGCTGCTGAATTGACTAAGGCTCTGCCACCTAACAATAATGCCAGTGCTGCACTAACTGCCATTTTCTCTCATTTCGTTGTATTGCTGATTTAATTCTTCTCTTAGATCATCAAACGTATTGTTATCATCTAGCTCATCTAACAAATCTTCTATTGGATCTGTTTTAAAATCTTCTGGTACTAATAACATAGTATTGCTTTACTCGTTGGTTTCGTAATCAATTCCGATTAACAAAACAGTAATCGGATACGGTGCATCTTGCTGGATTACAATCTGCGCTTCCGTACTAAACTCATCTGCAATTTGAAATGTTTTTTCACCTGTGAAGAATTCCAAAGCTTGTCCCATTTCATCAGATGCCAATCGGAAAATAGCTTCATCTAAATTTGTTTCAGATGATCCATACCGAAAGCCCATACTTTCAAAAAGCTTTAGGGTTGCACTGTGAATTCGTTTGCGATTGCCAATAGAGTGGGTGGTGTCTGTTACGGATACAACAGGAAGTGTTTTGATTTTACTAATGAAGGGTAAGCCTACTCTAAATTTGTGTGCAGCTAGCTGAAGTGTGATCTCTCCACTACTTACTGTCCGGTTTGGCTGAACAGCAGCATCTCCCAAAATAGCTACCGTTTCTCCTTCCAAATGCGATAGGCCCGTGATGCTTGTAGAAGCAGAAGTTCTGCTGGCTGGTTCTTCTAATCCACAATCTACAAAGTGTGCGTTCTCTGCCGGAATATAAAAACTGTCATAGAATCGTTCTAGAAATTCTACATAGCGTACTGTTGATCCATTGATGTCTCGCTTGACAACCATATAGATCTGATCGTAGGTTCCACGTGGAATCACAGAAATTGATTCTACTTTGGCATGATTGCCATAGGTTGAATCTGCGTGCGTTCCTGCAATCGTGTGCAATGACCAGCTATGCATCTGCAACAAATCCACATAAGTCATTGCTGCAATTTTCCCGTCTGCTCGTACACACCAAACTACAGAATAGGGCTGGTCTTGATAGGCCATTTCAATGATACCCGATTGGGTGGCATCTTCTGCTCTTAGCGATAGATCTGCAGCAGCATACTGATCTTGAACTTTATCAAATGCCAACTCTCTGATTTTTCTGCCGTTTTGCTGTACATACAATAAGTTGTTACCAATCTTAACTGGCAAAGAAGTACTGTCTGTAGCCCAAGCTGATGCCTTAATAATACTAAAATTGAATGGAGTGACTGTTACATCATCATCAGATCCATAGACTTGGAAAATACCTCCGGAAGTTCCTACCGTCAGTCTTCTGTCTTCGGACATCCACTCAATCTGATCTACGGTATCGGATGAAATTGTCAGTGATAACGCATTATCTTCAAAGATCTGCTCACCAATAATACTACGTCCAGCAGAGTCAATGCTTCCGGTAGATTGTCCTAATGGTTCTGAAGTAGAAAAATTAAAAAAGTCTGCAGTCTTGGAAAGGAAAATAGTCTGAGGTTCAGCAAGCGTTCCTGCCAAAACCAAACGTTGCTGGTAAATCTGGATAGTTCTGGGATATCCGGTGTATTGGCTAAATGCTCCTAACGCCCATTCTTCTGTTGAATCTGTACTTGCCAGATCTTCTTCTACCGTAGCAGTTACAACAGTGGAGGAAGTGACAGCAGTGATCTTGACGTATCCCCATTTGATCTGCGGAGAAATTTCAGAGTTGATCCGAATGTAGCGATCTACATCAGACACTCCACCTGCATTGATAAATCCTAAATCTTCATTGATTCCCGTAGTCGCACTTGCTGTTACCGTAACTGTAGATCCTTTTGGGATATACGGCTTTTCCAACAATACGTCTTGTGTGGGATCATCTGTAAAAGAAACAGTGTTGCCACCTGTTTCTAATTTAAATGTATTTTGAGTAGCCGTAGAAATTGTAAAGTTTGCACTACCACCACCACTTAAAGACAATGATCCCCAAGATCCGGATTGTGTGATGGTTACTCGAATCGTCTGCCCATTTACAAACGGATGGTTATTTAAAGTAATGGTGTTGGTTGTTTGATCACACGCAGAAGGACTGACTTTGCCAATCTCTTCATACGACAATGTAGAACCACCGGAAAGCGCAAGTGTCAGTGTGGTGTCTGTTGTGTTGGTAGATTGAAATGGCCCATTGGTCAGTGGCAGGTATTCCAACAACCAATCATCAACAGCATTGCGAGATAAACGTAGGGGAGGATAAGAAGGATGAGCCAAAAACAAAACATCAGCCGATTGGGTATAGCTGATATCATCTAGATCATCGACTGTAAACGGAATGGGTTCTGTGGTGCTGGCATCTATATAAATTGTCAACAATTCATACGGTGATCCACCAACCTTTACTTGTCCATCATTAGAATAAAATCGAATATATCCTGCACCAAATTCCAAAATGGCACTAGTTCCCTGTCCTCTACTAAATGGAATTAAGCGAACATAGCCATTATTTTTAGTACTGGTTACAAAATAAGTACCTGCTCTTCTCGTAACCGATCCCTGTGGCAAACAGATCATGTTTTCGATTTTTGCCAGAGAAGACCGATAAGACTCTAGTTCCACCATTCCCTGCAGTCTTGGCGAAATTTGACCATCTGCAAAGGAAGATTGTAATGTCTGGAGTCTCATGTTTATTCATCCGAAAATTTTGCTCTACGGAACGTAGATCCTACCAATCGTGAATTTAAATAATCTTCTGCCACAATAATCTGCGGCATGGAACGTTCCTGAGAATCTACACCTCTCGCTTCACTAATCACTTGTAGATACTTAGCCAACATACGGTCACGCAAGTCTGCCCGTCCGGTTAGTGCTTCTGCCAATTCAGAAGCCAACTTGAGCGCAATCGCTTGAATGGTCAAAGAATCAAACTGGTTTGGATCTTCTACACGATAGATATATTTCAGCTTAATCTGTGTAGCATCCGTAACAATAAACCTTCCTTCAATCTCATAATCTTCAAAGTAATTTTCTATGTCCAAGACACGTAAGCAATCTGCAGGTAGTGCATATTTCTTAGTGTATCCCCAAGCTGGTGCATCTGCACTGAGTGCCAACTCAACACGTTGAACCGCACACTTAAAAGGATAAGAACGCAAGACTGCATCCCTTACGTCATCATAACGCAGGTTACACAGTCTTGCTCTTTCGTTGTTGTCCGTCAGAGCAGTAATTCTTTGTTCCCCAATATTGGACAGAGCAATATTGCAAATCTGAACAACGCTAGACATTAGTCACCTAAGCTATATTCAACCATTACTTTAATAGTGCCTGTTGCAGAAGCACCACCCGTAGTGATCACCAAATCGGTTTCTGCAGTCAGTGTGTACCCAACACCAGCAATGGCGTTAGAATCCACTACTTGATTTGCAGTATTCCAAGTGGTTGAACCTTTGGCAATAAAGCGATCTGCGTCAGCAGAATCACCTACATCTAGAGTAACGCCAGCACCCAATGCATCACACATCAGCTTAACGTTATAGATAGTTGCGCCTTTAGGTAGTCGAGCAAAGGTAATGTCAGAACCAGAAGCTAATGCTGCAGCTTCATACGTGTCATACCAAACACGTTTTCTGCCATGCGCTTCTGAGGCTTTGACCATTACTTTAGGGACAGAAGTAATATCTGTCATCTTTTGAGTATTAACACTAGCCATTGTACCTCATTATTCTTGACAGATGATTGAAACAACCTTTTCTTCTTCCATTCTTGTAGCACCCAGACTCATGCAAGCATACACTTGATGGGCGTATGATTTGTCAGGTCTTTCATCTACACGAACAGTTAGATCTTTTGCCATTGCTAGCAAGATCCCATCGATGGCATAACAGAAACAAGTACGGTCAGATCCAGACTTTGCCAATCGTGTACTGGTTACAAATTGGAAGCCTAAGAAGGTGTCTACCTGACCAGCTACCAACGCACGAACCGTGTTGAAATCAGCACTACGAATCTCGACAGTCTCCAACAAATCTTGAATTTGCTTTGGAGAAACTACAATGATTCGTGGTAGGGAAGGATCAACATCGGCATTGTCTAGTGTGAACTTGGCTTCACGCAATTTATCAATGGTTAGTCCAGTACCACCAGCCGCAATTGTGTTGGTCAATGAGGTTTGTGTTGTACCACTAGCACCCGTATACGCTACTCCTGTGGCAGCACTAATGATTACGTCATCCATTGCTCTGCCCAATGCAAATGCTTGTGCTTGAGCATAAGAAGAAGTTGGATCAGTAATCATTCGTAGTCGATCTTGATCATCAATCAGATCTGCTACTTCATAGTCCTGCAATGTTACAGAACGTCTTGAGTGAGGAGTATCATTGAGGATTGTATCTGCACCACGTGTGGTTCGTACAGATGCTACTTGTTGACCGATTTGATCAAAAAAAGCTTGTTTGCCCCGCATGACTTCAGTACGACACAGTCCACGCAATCTTGAACCTTTCTGTTGTGAAAGGTGCTGCAGAACTGCACTATACTGATCAACAAATGCGGTTGTAACTTGAAAAGACATTACAACTCCATAAATAGCTAAGAAGGTTAATTCTCATGCTAAAGTCTGGAGTTGTCCTAACGGTAGGGTTCCAAGAGGTTTGCAGTTAAATGGGTCAGAAAAGATTATCCAATCCTGTCAAACTGCATGAGATTCTGATTGACGTTTTAAACGTCTTTTGTCTACATCACAAACCCACTCGTAGTACTCTTGTGCTAACGTTAGTGAGTTTGTCATATCTGCAATACTAGCGTTTTGTTTTGCCAAACGCAAACATTCTGTTCTTAGTTTTACATGATCTTCATAAGTCATACTAACATCTCTCGTAACTTTAACGCTTCTGCTACTAAGCGATCATGATCTGGATGCATTCCATCCCAGAACCCACTATCTGGTTTCATGATTTCTGACAATCTGCTTTCTACTTGCGCTCTACCTCCTGCTCCTGTGCCACCTATATCAGTATTTAGTAGTCCATCTTCTTCTAAGATTTCACCAACCTTATGGAAAATCTTAACTACTTCTGGATGATTTCCTAATCCAGTTTGTTCAAACATCTGCAATGTTTCTGCATCAGCTAACTGCAAAAAAGCTTGTCTGGCTTTGGTTGCATTTCGCTGAAAATCTGAACCCCAATCTGATTTTAATCTATTTACATTTTCTTGCTGCAATTCTTCAAATTGCTGTTTTGCCATTTGGCTGGATAGTTCTCCATTGTTCTTAATGAAATTGTATACTTGTTGTCCCTGAGTTTTCGATAACCCCAATTTATGTATTTCGGAGGCAAATTCCTTTTCCATATTGGTGTCATAGGGA